TTGAAAACGCAAAAGAATGGCTTAGTGATAATATTCGAGAAGCGGATGCAATGGAATGGGAATATGAGATTGATGATTTTCAAAATGAATAATTAAAAAAAATAAATTATGAAACAGACATTAGAAGAAGCCGCTAAACAAGGAGCTGAAGGATATAATATAGTTGGACAAGTTATTTATAAGTCCGGATTTAAAGCTGGTGCAAAATGGGAGAAAGAACAAGCAATTGAAATCCTTTCCTCCGTTTTAGAGAATTGGGTACATGGCGGTGATGCAGACTGTATTATTGCGGAATTTGAAGAAAAATTAATGTACAAATGGTAACGAATTAAAGAGAAATGAGAAATAAAATGAGAGTATCACTTAAAAAGGCTTTTACCATATTAGATGGGAGGTTATCAACAAAAATGGACGATGTATATGAAATGCTAAATTTCATATTCTCCGAAAACCTTTATACACATCAAATTCCAACAGCTATGCGAAAGCTAAAAGAGCTTAATCCCGATTGGTTTTCAGATGGAGTAAACGTAGTTGAATCTATAAAGCAGAATTATAATACAAATGATTTTCAGGAGCTCATGGAGATTATTGATAAAGAGTTTTATGCTTATGAGATTGAGTTGGGAAAAGTTGAAGCGTTAATAAAATTTTCAGATGGATTATTCCCCGAAGAATAAATACTCAAAATAAATCAAGGAAGAAACTTAAAGGAAAATGATTATGCCAACAATACTAAGAGAAACTTATCCAACAGCCAAGAAAGAACATAGGTGTGAGTTTTGTTGTGAAAAGATAGCGATAGGACAAAAATATGTCCGTCAGACAAATGTCTATGATGGAACCATAGATGACTTTGTTACACATCAAGAATGTAAGGAGGTGGCTCATGAATTGAGAATGTACGATGATTGTGATGATTTAGGTTTAGACGGTGAATCCTTTCGTGAAAACTTGAACGCATACGTATATGCCAACCATTACGATGAACACACAGATGATGTTTATACCAGTTGGCAATTGAATCATTATGAGATAGCGAAGAAAATATTGAAAGAACTTAAAACGGAGAAGCAAAATGGACCGTACAATAAAATTCAGAGGCAAAAGCATATACGATGAAGAATGGCTGTATGGCTCTCTCATTAAGATCGAAAAGGATAGATATGCCGTCATTCCACCCTTAAACGATATCGAAATAGGGAGAAGTATCGGTATGTATGAGGTCTGTCTTGAAACCATAGGCCAGTTCACCGGCTTGTATGACAAGAATGGCAAGGAGATATATGAAGGGGATATCTTATTCATAGGCAACGATGGAGATAAAAATATATACAATAAAGTATCCATAAAAGACGGATGCTTTGGGTATATCGGGGAATGGACCTGCAAAATAATTCCATTTTGTTATTACAGTGTAACGGAAGAGATTGCAGGTAATATCTACGATAACCCGGAATTAATCAAGGAGGAATAAAATGAATAGAGAACTTAATAAATCCCGTTGCCGAGAAAGACTATTAAAGTTGCAAGAGGATTACATTAATAAACTTATAATAAGTCAAATTGCAGATCTGGCTTATTGTAACGGATATAACACAGTGCTTGATGCTGCGGAAAAGGTTTTGAGTAATGAGGATTATTTTAAGATTGTGAAACAATTAGAGAAGGAGTAATAAAATTATGATAGAAAGAAAAGGTTGTAAAGAGTTTCAAGAAACAGGACTTCTCTTGTTTGTAAATCAGTTCTTACATGTTTTTGGTTGGGCCATTGTTATATGTACTGATGAATGTTCTGGAATTACCATTATGTATCCTGCTCGTGTAAAATTTCGAGGATTTGATGATAAAAGTGTAACAGAAGCCTATATAAAGCTATCTGAATACATGAAACAAAATTCAGAGAAACTACTTGAAGAAATCAATAATCGGAAGGAGGAATAGCCATGCTAACAAGTGAAGTATTAGACTTAATCATCAAAATAGCATTGTTTTTTATTAATGCTACAACCGTTGCCTTTATCTTAATCATGATAAGCAAATGGCATGGGCGCATGGAGAATAAGCTGAACGATATACAAATGTATATTCAGCATGTAACGGACCGTAACGACATTGTATACATCAATCAGCTTGAAAGCCTCAAAAGAGAGCTTATAAAGGCTGAGCGTTACGAAGATGTAGAAAAGATAAGCAAGTGCATTGAACAGGAATACGGTCGTCTTAAAAGAAAGATAGATGATCAAAGTAAAAACGAAAGCAATAATAGGAAGGAGAAAATATGAACCAAGGAATAGACTATGACCTTCTGGCGGAATGCTTGAAGGCTGCAATGAAAGAAAAGATGCTAAATAAAGACTGGGAAGTAAAGTTATGGGCTTGTTCTCGGTATAATGCACTAATCTGGGATAAAATGTAAAATAATAAATTTAAATCATTAACTTTGTGCTACATGTCAAGTGGCATGTAGCTAATCCAACGAAAAGACCATGAAACTGTCAGTCAAACAAGAAAAATTTTGCAATTCATACTTAGAATGCGGCAACGCTTCCGATGCTTATAGAAATTCTTATAACTGCTTGAATATGAAGCCAGAAACAATAAACGTGAAAGCTTCTCAACTTCTAAAAAAGGATAAGATTAGGATAAGGGTAGAAGAATTGCAATTAGAATTAAAAAAGAAGACAGCAATTACTAAAGAGAGAGTCTTGGAGGAGTTGGGTAAAATTGGCTTTTCTACTATCGCACATTTCCATAACACATGGATTGAACGTAAAGATTTTGAAAAGATTACAGATGACCAAAAAGCGTGTATTAAGAGCATATCTACCAAGATTATGAAAAAGAATGTTGGTACAAGTGATAATCCGGAAACTGTAGATGTAGAAATGGTAAAGATTGAGTTGTATGACAAGGTGAGAGCTCTCGAAGTGATTAATAAGATGATGGGTTATGAGCGCCCTGGAGAAATGAAAACAGATTTGCGAATAATTGTCGGTGACTGATATGGCTGAGATTGTCTATTCGTATAAGCTTTTTAATCCGTTATTCTGGCATTTGCGTGAGGCTTTTGCTAATACAGACCTTCGTTATATAATCAATAAGGGAGGTTCTTCCTCTGGCAAGTCGGTTTCTACCGCCCAGGCTCTTCTTCTTACCGTGTTGGCCGGCGAAGGGAATATTCTTGTGCTCAGAAAAACTGGTGTTTCTATAAAGAATACCGTTTATGAGGAGTTTAAGGAGCAGATTAAAAGGCTGAAAATTGGCGATTTCTTTATTCCGATAGAGAATTCTATTCGTTGCGTAAATGGGCTGAGAATTGATTTTTCCGGTCTTGATGATCCGGAGAAAATCAAGTCGATCGCTAACTATAAGCGTATTCTTCTTGAGGAGGCTAGTGAATTTGAGCATGAAGATTTTATCCAGATAACTTTCCGTTTGCGTGGCAAGGAGGGACTTCAGATTATCCTAAACTTTAATCCTACATCGGAAGATTTGTGGATAAAGACAGCTTTGACGGATGTACAGGAATGGCATGATGTGGCTAATTCTCTTCCTGCTGGAAGGGTTAAGGATGCGGTTACGGGAATGGAGCTTTCTTCTTCATACAGTACGATAAAGAATAAAAGATATAATTTCCCAAAAGAGATTATAAATCCGGTAAATGGCAAGAAAGAGGTTTATAATCCGGATACCGTGGAGCTTCATTCAACGTATCTGAATAATTTCTGGGTGGTGGGGTCTCCTGACGGTTTATATGGGTATTATGACCGGCAGACGATTGCTAACTACGAGTGGTATAGAATTCATAACTATAATTTCTATAGGATCTATGCGCTTGGTGAATGGGGTAGCATCAAGACCGGTGGAGAATATCTTCATGCCTTTGATATTAATCGTCATGTCAGACCTGAGAAGTATGATTCTGCATTCCCTGTTTATATTTCAATAGATGACAACCTGTTGCCTTATATTTCAGTTTCATTCTTCCAGCTAAAGAAAGAGGAACATCAAGGCGTGTCTGTCCGCAGGTCATGTCAGATTCATGAGATATGCGCTAAAGATCCTTTTAATTCAGTCACCAAGGCTTCTGAAATGGCGAAATATTACTTAGAGAGCTTGGGGTATAGGGATGTTGTATACGTGCTTGGTGACGCGACTACCCGGAAGGGAAATACAATTGACGAGAATAAGCAGTCTTTCTTCGATAAGTTCATCGCGGGGATAAGCAAATCCTATGTTGTAAGAGAGATGATCGAGAAGTCTAATCCTTCGGTTTCTATGACGGGTGAATTTGTCAATGCAATCCTCGGAGATTATTATAGTGACATATCATTCGTTGTAGATGAAGATTGCAAACAGTCTATCGTTGATTATAATAATACCAAAAAGGATGTAGACGGAACGATTCTTAAACTAAGGGAGAAGGATAAGAAGACTGGTCAGACATACGAGAAATATGGTCATTTAACCGATTGCATGCGTTATTTTATGTATGTTGTATTTAGACGTGAATATAACGACTTCTCGCTTCGTCGTAAACGTAGCGATGTGAAAGATGATGATTTAATTTACTATAATATGAATGCAAAAATTGAAGGAAGAAAAGTCTGCTACATTATCCCTGATAGTGTTGGTAAATGTGTTGTAGCCTGTTTTGTTCTTAATCGTTACATTTTCCTGCAAGGTGTGCTTTACCTGGAGAGGTTTGATGAGCAAGCTGTAATAGACAGGGTGAATGAATATTCTCCCGACAAGGTGGTTATTGAATGCGGTAAGCAATATGCCCGTTTTATGTTGAGGCTTAGGGATAATTATGATACATGGGCATTGAAGGATAATGCTAATATAGAGGACCGTATAAATAGCAACATTCTGTATATAAAGGAGAATGTCCGCTTCCGGGAAGACGAAAGTGATGAGGCTTACAATAGCTTCCTGTATGACATTTTGGGATATCCTTCAGAGGAAAAGTCGGCTATTAATGCGCTTAGTGCGATATGCTCATATGTTTCAAGGATAAAGGATTAAAATTTTAATATTTTAATTTGGTCTAAATTAAAATAATATATATATTTGCAGTGAGGATGCCAGTCCCTTCGTGTGAAGCTGCACGAAACCCTATACGTCGTAAGGACTATAATACATATATGTAATTAGGCGTATTGTTCGTAATGACTATCAACGCGCGGGGAATGGTTATCTAGGTCAGATAATCATTCTTTTTATGTCTAATATAGGAAATTGGTTTAAAGCAATCAGGGGTATATCTACTCCTTCCATGAAGGATACTGTAAGAGCTGTCGAGCAAGATAAGGATGGCAATTTCTGGTATCTGTCTAATTTCTTAAACTCTTCCGGCTATGCTAAATTTGATTATGATCTATCTAATGACAAGGATAAATTGGACTCTTTTCGGGTATGTACCCCATTTTCTACCGTCATAAACAAGGTTGGTTCCATGTTCGCCAACGGGCGTATTTATGTAACTGACTCCGAAGGAAATGAACAAGATGGATATAATGAGATAAGAGAATTGCTGGATAACCCTAATCCGCTTCAGACGTGTTCTGGATTTTTAAAGGAGATAGAGATGTCTCTGAAGATTTTTGGGTATTGCCCTGTTTTTACGATTCGTGCGACAAAAACATCTCTCCCCCTAGCGATGTATGTCATTCCTGCTCCTATTTTCCACATGGTTTCTTCGGGTAAATTATTCCGTCAGTATAAAATAGGAGAGATTGTATCCGCGGTTTATCTGGAGTGGAATGGGATGAGGGATAGTCTTTCTGAAGAGGATTATTTCGTTATATACGACAGTTCTGTTCGCGTATCTGGGAATGGTACGGATATAGAATTTGATTCAGTAACAGATTCTTTGTCTATTCCGATAAATAACTGGCTTGCAGCCATGTCTGCAAGCCATCAGCTGATAGTCAATGGTGGTCCAAAAGGTATTATATACTCGGATTATACAGACGATATGGGGAATATTGTAATGTCTTCTACGGAAAAAGAATCCTTGGAAACCAGATTAAAGGAGAAATACGGTATTCTTAATAAATTCCCAATCCTTACCTCGAGGATTAAATTAGGCTGGATTCCTCTCAATTATGACGCGGCTCAATTGAAACTTCACGAGGAGGATGCGCGCTGTAGTAGGAAAATATGCAATGCTATAGGTGTTGATTATAGTCTTTTTGATGAGTCAAAATATGACAATAAAAACATTGCGGAGAAATCAGCCTATCAAGGTCTTATTATCCCTGACTCTGAGAAGGTTTCTGAGGCGCTAACAAAGGCCTTGTGTGATATCGGGGTTTATATAAAGTTGGACTATACTCATATCGATTGCCTTCAGAAAGACAAGAGTGCATCCTCTTCAGCTTTTCAGAAGATGTCTTCCGCTTTGATTCAATTGGTTAAGGAGGGGCATATAACTCACGATGAGGCTCGATATGAACTGGCAAAGTTCATTGACATTGATCCTGATAACCCCAAAGGTGAATTAAAAATAAATAACTCTATTGAAAATGGATAAAGCTAATAAATATAAGGGTAGGCTGGGGATGCAGTATAAGACATTCTCAATTTATTCAAAAGGTGTCAACTATGACGGTGAAAGTCGGACGATCAGCGGGTACGCATCTGTATTTGGCAATAAAGATAAAGCAGGTGATATCCTGATAAAAGGGTGCTTCTCAAAAAGTATTCAGGACCGGGGACCGGAAAGTGCGGCAAATGACAAGATAATCATGTTGTGGATGCATGACATGGAAGAACCGATTGGGAGATTTACTGTCTTGAATGAGGATGACAAGGGGCTCTATTTTGAAGCGGTAATTGATGATGTCCCGCGTGGTAATCAGACTATAAAGCAGCTTGAGTCAGGTACATTAAATCAATTTTCCATTGGGTATCAATATGTGCATGAGAAATGCATGTATGACGCTGAGAAAGATGCGTATATTGTCAAAGAGGTCTATCTTTATGAGATATCTGTTGTCTCTATTGGGTGCAATGGAGAAACAGAATATTTAGGATTAAAATCTATAGAAGATGCTGAAAAAGCTTATGAGAAATTAAATGCCGAAATATCTGAAGTGTGCTCAGGGCTGTCCGCACCCAAGCAGCAGAAGATGCAGAGAATTATATCAAAGGTAATATCACTTTCATCTTTCAAGCCGGAGAATCGAAAAGAATCATCACTTGAAGGACAGAAAGCCGATATGCACGGCAATAAGGTAAAATCAATGTTCAAAAATTTAAAATTAAAGTAAGTATGGGAAAAGAAGCGAAAAAGATTGAGTTTAAAGACTACCTTGATACTAAAGGATTGTCGGAAGACGAATCTAAAGTTTTCGATGTGTTCTCTAAAGGACTTGATGGTTATATGGAAGCCCTTTTTGAGCAGTTTATGAAAGACGAAATTGATTCTAAGTCTATGAAAGAGTCAATTGAAAATGCAACTCAGTCTATTGAAGAGTTGAAAAAAGAGGTCAAGGGATTTGCAGACAGTGAATCTATCAACGAGCGTTTGAAATCCTTTGAGGAAACTATTGTACGCATTAAGGCGGCTACTGAAAAAACAAAAGGAGGAACATATAAGTTAAAATCCATTGAAGACCAACTTCGGGAACAATTAAAAGCTTATATCACCGAAAATCAAACCGGTTGTTCTACAGTTGATTTGAAATCTGCATGTAAAGCATCTCCTGGCAATAAGCTAGAGTTGAATCTGGTAGTAAATACAAAAGATGCCGCAGTTATATCTTCTGGTTCTCTGGCTCCTCATTACGGTGTTGAGGTTGATCCGAATTTATCTGTAAATCCAAGATCTCAGACTGTAATTCGTAATTACGCAAGTGTTTCCGGGACTAATAGCAGGTCGCTTATTTATGCGGAATACGTTAGCAAGGATGGTGATGCCGCATGGGTTCCTGAAGGTGGGCTAAAGCCGTTGATGGATGCAACTCTTGCGGAAAAAACCGTTACAGCTGCCAAAGTTGCTATTGCTGCTAAATTTACAGAAGAAACTCTTTCTGACTTCCCAAGCTTTGTGAATGAGGTGCAAACAGAAATGGTGAATAAACTTGGCATAAAAGAAGAACAGGGGATCTTGACAGGATCTGGATCGTCTGGAGAAATTAAAGGGGTAGCCGCAGACATGCCAGCTTTCTCTTTGACAAACTTCTATATTGACAAGGCAAATATGTTTGATGCCCTTGTAGCGGCTTATTCTCAAATCGTTTCTACTAGCGAAATGGCTTATCGCCCTAACCTGGTATTGATGAATCCTTTGGATTACGCTTCAATGCAGTTGACGAAAGATGCTAATGGGCAGTATTTGAGACCATTCCGATACAACGATGAGTTGATCCAGGGATTAAGAGTTGAGACTACTACCGCGGTGAAACAAGGCGATTTCATCATGGGAGATTTCTCTTATTTGAACATCCGTGACTTATGGAATCTGTCAATCTCACTAGGCTGGGAAAATGACGATTTCAGAAAGAATATCGTAACAGTGCTTGCTGAAAAGAGATTGATGTGCTATATCAAGTCTCAGTATAAAACAGCTTTTGTAAAAGATAAGTTTAATACTGTAATTGAAGGTATTACAAAATCAGTTGATTAACATATGGGAAAAGAATATAACATGAATTTGACAAAGCGTTACAAGGTAACGTTTATCAAGGATGGTACAATGTATAAAACTGGAGAGGAAGTTATGGTAGGTATGCCTCTTGCCAGCAAGTTTTATGCAGAAGAGAAAATTGAAGCGACTAGCGAATTGCTAAACGATGCTAAGGCATTAGGGTGCGAAGAACTTTTCACAAAACGTAAAAAGACTAACTCATGATTATTGACGGTTCATATTTCACTGGAATGTTGAGTCTTGGCATCATTTGGGATATAGATTCAGATTCTCCGACTCGTATTGCGGAGAGGGATAACTTACAATCATATATAGACCGATATGAAAGACAATATCTTCAGCTTGTTCTGGGTGAGGATATGAGCCGTCAATTCTGGGATTACCTTTCTTCTCATTCCGCCGAAGATAAAATCGAAAAATGGGATACCCTTAAAGAGAAGCTTTCTGAAAAGGGGTATAGTCCGCTTGCTAACTATGTATATTTTCATTATGTTAGAAGATGTGGAGTAAAGCAGACTCCGACAGGGACCGTATATGGTTCAACGGAGGATCGCGCTAATCCGAATAATCTCCTTGTGTCAGCATGGAATGACATGGTAGAGATGAATGAATCTTTATTCCGTTATCTGTGTGGTAATAAAGGTTATGATGGTTTTGAGTTTGATAAGAGTATGTTGGAAGAAATAAATACAATGGGCATATGAAGTCAATCAATAATATATTCAGAGATATAGTCTCTTCCACATCCGGGATTTATGGCAAGAATATTTCCTATATGTTTGGTGATTGGGATTATATTGCCGGTATACTTACCGAATGGGCTGAATCGCCTAAAATGAGTAAATTAAGATTTCCTATTATCTGTCTTTATTCTCCATATACCGAGGATCGTACAGGAAAGGATCGTACAACGACTCTTGAACTGGCTATCATGGTAGACACCTTAAAGGATTATACGAATGAAGAACGGGAAAAGGTCTCCTTCGAAGGGGCGCTTCGCCCTATTTATGATGCGTTTATTAAAAGTATCGATAAGTCTCCTGACCTGGTGCATAAGTATAATAATAGCATTCCTCATTACTAC